CCATGTCCTGCATCGGTGTATACAGTGATGGTGAATGTTTTCTTTACTGTCATGCCGTGAGTTCCTCTACCTTATAAACTTCCCAATCCTCTCCCTCAAAGGCGAGTTTCCTATTGTTATCCGTACCAAGTTCTTTTATCACCATGTCCTCAGCTTCATCATAGTTATGTGCATAAACACAGCGATAGTAATAGTTGGTGTGTGCTACTCCTACAATGTATTTCTTAGTCATAGGTTGTTATCCAAAATATATTTAGCATCGGCAATGTCTTTAGACAGTGCCTCTATCCACTTGCCATCCTCAATGTACTTGTCAGCCGACTCAGCCAGTCGCTTAAGCACACCTCGAATGTCAGCCTTAGCACCCTTGGCAATGACAGGAAATCTTTCATTCCTTTCCATGCCTCGGATGAATGCAAACCAAGGCTTAGACTTGGGAGTGTAGAAGGTGGTTGCAATTTCCTTACGCTCCCAGTTTCTAGCATAGCTAGGGTGAACATAAGCATAGTGCATACCAAAGGTATGAGCAGTGTTCTCCTGCTTGGTGGTGGTCAAGGTGAAGAGAACATCCCTCGCTTCATTGAAGCTGTCCCATGTGTTATTACCCTGTGCATCACAGGCATAGTCTCCATTAGCCATCTCTACCATGTAGCCTTCGGATGTTTTGATAACTTGATTCATCATGCCTCCTGTATATGTGCCTCAACAATTTCCCAACCACCATCAGCCACAATGCCTTGGTCACATGGAATAAATTCACCACCATCCATGTCCCTAGCTATTTCCATAGCTTCATCATTGCTGTTAGCATCAACATAAACATACAAGTATGTTGACATCTTGGCAAACACCTTGTACTTATTCATAGTCATCACATGCTCCTTCCATCACATCATGAAGTGCCACACCATACATCAGGTCATCAGCACTGCTCTCGAAAGACTTGCGAGTGTCCTCAATGATTTCAATGATGTCATCATTGGGATAGTTCTCAATCATCTCCCACAGGATGATGCCATTGTCACCTGAGTCGAAAGTATCAAGCCCTATCACCTGAAGTACAGATGCATAGGACATGGTGTCAGGATAGTCAGACAGCCACTGTTCCAGTGCAAACCTCTCACTCACCTTCATCTTCACAGGGAAGTCGAGGTCAGCACTCACCATGTAATAGCACTCACCATTACGAAGCTTCACATAACAGAACGGATGATCGTCACCATCAGCAGGATCGTTGCCCTGCACTGCATCCTCCAAGTCATCAGCCGTTAGGTAGATAACATCTACCAAAGTGTCATAGTCTTCGAAGCTTTTACCTGCAGGGACAGAGTAGCCTTCCTCTGCCAAGTCACTACGCATTCTGATTTTGTTCATGTTTGTTTCCTTTCAGGATTGGTCTACGCTTAATACAAGGGATGTGCATTGGTTCTCCGAACCATTGGTACAAGAAGGATTCGTTACGCTTAATGCCATTGCAAATAAGCTTTGCTTCCTTCATCGTCTTCGCTGTGGTGAACACAGTGCCACTATTGGGATGGCATATCAGATATTCATATTTCATATGCTTACCACCATGAGTCGTAGAACACTGCCTTGCCTTCGGCAATTGCTTGCCTTGAAAGCTTAATGAAATCAGCCACACTCTCTAAGTCCTCAGGATATATTTCCTGAGAGCCGAAGAAGAAACCATTGCGAGGCACTAGCTTGTTGTTGCCAGTGTCCATCTCTAAACGATCAAGATCGTTAGCAGTAAGCCTCACTGTGGTGCAGTTGAAGTCTTCTTTAGCACCACCCTTAAGGCGGTACAAATCCTCCATCCAACCATGCAAAGCATTGAACTTACGCCAGTAGAAAATCTGCTTAGCGTTATCACCCAGTGCCACATCAGTAACACCATCACCCACACTGTCAGCATTGACAGCGAATGCATACATATCTAAACCCATGATAGTTCCTTTCAGAAAATTACTTACACATTACAACATTAACAAACATACGATCTTCATCCACTGTCAGCCAAGCCTTACGGCTAACAGAGTCGTAAACAATAATGTCACCGACATTAATTGTTGCACCAGTCTTGCAACAGATGCCTTTATATTTAGCTTTCATGATGCGTTCCATGTTGCCTCCGATAGTTGTTCAAAAACAAATAGCTTCGCTACCTTAACAGCCTCAGCCATCGAATCAGCACAGCCAATATAGGTACTGCCTTCATCGTCATTGAATAGCTCATACACCTCAGCAGAGCTGTCCCACTTAGCCCATACTTCGTAGCCCACCTTCTCAAATACTTTTCTCATGTTGTTTCCTTATAGGGGTTTGTCTCCAATGCCTTTAGCACTTCATCAATAAAGCACAGCTCTTTATAAGAGGTGCGGGTTTTCTTTATCAGTCTCATGAGGTAACGACCTTCGTTAGACTCATGAAAATCAAAGGGTGCGTTGTAACAAATCCAACATCCACCCTTTTTCTCAAGCCCCCATTGATAGAGCAATGTAACCTTACCAATGGTAACTGGTGCAATAGGTGCTTGATGTTTCCATGAAGCTACCTTACTAGCGAATGACTCTGTCATTTGAGATTCCTTGTGTAAATAACACCACGCTTGACACCATCAGCCATTGGCATCACCTTCATTGCCACCACATCAGCCAACCCTATAGGTTGCTCAGTGGCTTTGATTACAAACTGAGCATACTTATAAGGGTTATAAGTAACTTGTCTACCTGTCACACTCAGTGCATCAAAGTCTGCAGTGTCTCTGACACTCTCAGTCCACACCCCAGTAACTCCGGCATGGACATTCTTACGCTTCTCTCGAAGCACTCGCTGTCGCCCTGCTTCGGACACTTTAAACTTACAGTTTTCTAGTACTACGGTGTCACGATGGGCAATCACCTTGCCTTTCATTGCACCTTCCAAGGCTTTAATGCTAAAGCATTTCTTGTGTAGGTTGAAATATACGAACACTCTCATTGTGTTTCCTTTCAGGAATTTTTAAACTTTAGGAAGTCAAAGACTTCGAGACGCCTCTCTGTATCATCGATACAAAGCTGAATGTAATCTACTCTTTCCCAATCACCTTCGGTGAAGGCCTCATCCCTTGCTTGGCGAAGAGCATTGAGATGCTCTTGAAGATCTAACTGTCTCATGAGTTTGCTGCCTCTGCCAGTGCATTTTCACTGTCGATGGTGACAGCATCAAACACTTGTTGACGAGTACCCTTGTAACCCATACCCTTAAGAATTGCATAGCAAGTCTTACCTTTGGATGTCAAACGCATTCCCTTCATCTCCAGTTTAAGACCTTGTCTTAATGAACGGAGACGGAAGGCTTCGATTTTCTGTGGTGTATCAAGTACCATTTTGTTTCCTTTAGGAAAAGAGAAGCGACATTGCTTCTGTTAAAGCTAAGCTTTAGCCCTAACAGAAACCCACTGTCTAGCACCGACCCCAGTGCCACAATGGAGGATGTCTCTCACACATATTATCAACATGATATGTAAGCATGTCCTGCACATTCACCCTGTACAGACTGGGCTGATCCATAGGTTGCACTGTCACCACAACCCGACATCAGTATAGATTTTTAAAGAGCTAGTCGAGATAAGCTTCGCTTCACAGCGGGGCTATTCCCTAGATAGAACGCTAGATAACATTCTCCAAAGCCCTAAGGCTTTAGGCAAGGCTATCAAGTAAGCTCTGCTTACACAACGAAACCTGTTTGATCAAGCTTCGCTTTACCTTTAGCATATAGTCCGACAATGACTTTGTCATCGAGGTGACGAACATCAGAGTTGTCTCCAGAGACAACAGGGATTCCCATAAAAGTCTGAGGGATGTCTTTTTCCTTACGGAAAACAACAGCCATTCTCATGTTGTTAAGCAAAGCTTTTTCGACATAGGGTTGAAAACCCTCCACACCGCTATAACTGAAAGTTAAGTCATAATTGGCAGGTAAATCTTTACGATTTACATCCTTGGTGTAATCATAGAATTGCACATCAGGAAAAGCTTCGAAGATGTTTTTGTAGCCATTGATGGGAATACTTTCCCATCGAATGTCGCTAGTACCATTCAATCTAACTAACGGAGTTAGTCCCATTCGCTTAGCTTTGAAGAACAGCTTGTCAATATCAACAACAAGTTGTTGCATGAAGCTTTGACGATCAGTAAAAAACCATTCGGTTTTACGAATCCTAGCTTGCTGAACCGAGCTGAAAGCTCCACGACCTGCAGTGTAAAGGCAAGCCTTGTCACATTCGGCAATCTTAGCCATGGAACAAGTGTTCCACTTTGTTGTTGTGGCTGGAGCAAGGTATAAAATACCTGTCAGAAAACCAAGGCTTTCACCTTTGGTGGTTTTGGCATCAGTGGAGACGGATAACAATTTCATGGTGTTTCCTTTCAGGAAGGTTGTGGCAACATTGCCGTTGAGCTTTCAATTATAACGATGTCAAATAACCCTGTCAATTACAGGGCTTTTCTTGAACCAACAAGGGTTTTACCCTTGAATAACAGTGCCTCATCATAGCAACCCATCCATTGCAATGCCTCAGCTTTGCTGAGTGTGTAATGCACTTTCTTGAAACCAACACCAGTTACTTTGTAACCGAAAGCTTTACACAAAGCAAGCTTGATTTCATCCTCCCAAAGGAGGACTAAAGCTGTAGTGCTAAGCACTATGGTGGAAAGGCTGAGAATGTCGAGAGCTGTCATTTTTCTTCCTTCATGTCTTTCATTTAACTTAGAAAAGAAACTATTTCCTTTTCTCACTAAAGTGAAAAGGATAGTTTCTTTGTTAAATGAAAGACATGGGATCGGGCGCATGTACGCAGATCTTTGTATTTTTAAGCATTTTTTAATGCCAACATAGTTGTCATAAAAATGCGAATTTAAAAATACAAAGTTGATAGCGACTTATCCACAGCTTGTTATTGAGCCATGTCGCTAGGTTGTTGATAACTGGGTTGATTGCTGTGGATAACTTCGAAGTTTTGGTGTTGGTTTGAGATAGAGTTGCTTAAATTTTAAGCAGGACAGGCTAGATATAATCTAGGGTGATGGATATACCGACCTTCATTCATCGGGGTTATGCAAAAAATGCATAGCTTTTTTTCCGTTTTTTGACCATGAGAACCGATTTTGAATCAGTTTTCAATTGTCTTTTAAGTCATTGAATTCATTGAAGAATCTTTTCTTTTGAGTTGAATGCATTCTATGTCTTTGATTCACTCAAAGATTCGGCATGCGCTACTTCGTTGCGTAGCGGGCGCAGGGCTGAGTGCAGGGCCGGGCGTGGGCCACGGGGGGGTGCTACGCTATTGTATATGGCCTCGTACAAAAATCAGGAAAAATAGGTCTGTTAACCAAGGCTGGTTTACACAGACGCACACACAGCTCTAAATTAATTAGGGACAGATGAACTGCAGCGATTTGCACCGTCAACTACACAGAGATGTGTACACGCTAGTGCTAGGCAGCCTATCTAGATGATAACAACTCTCATTGAAGTTTCATGCAACTTGATACTTAAAAGTTTCAACTAGATACTTAAACTGCAACCTATAAATACTACCCCCCCCATATGGACCATTGAGCTAGGGAGGTACAACATATTTCATTCTTTCTAAAAGAAAAGCTTGACATTGTTTTCAATGTGTGTAAAACTACCACCACCTGCACCATGTACGCTTTGACGTACAGGCGATACGAAGAAAAAGTATAGGCTACCTTCCGGCTACAGGTAAAGAAATGAGCTTGCAATCGGCTGCTGAAGAGAAAAGACTCGGGGGGAGAGACATTGAGGCCTCATTGTTTCTCTAGCTCTGAATACTGGCAGTGATGACACCTTACACTGACCAGACTAGACTTGATGTGGGTACTTGTTAAAAGCTGTTGCTAAAAGGGTGGGCTAACAACAGCCATAGATGAACACATCCCTTATGGGCTTTCTAGGTGTATGTTCTAGATATTAGGTATAGTTGGTTGTATTTCACTATGTGATATAAACAGTCAACAACACTTATAGACATACATTGGGATAGGTTGTTATGATTGGCATTAAATGCTGACATACCACCTTAGCCAGACTATGCCTGAAAATATGTTAGCATGAGGCATTATGAATTTATACACAAGACAACAATTAGAGGATAGAGGGCTTACTAACAGCTATCCCTATAGTATGTTTACTCAGGCTTCTTTAGCTCTACACAGGGGCTATGTAGATAAGCTACATTTGTTTCACAGTGATGTTTATTATGTTAGAGCAGCGCTGGAGAAAAGCACAGGATATGTCTTTCCATTAGACAAAGTTGAAGAGGCTATGAGAGCTGAGGGATGGAAAGAACACAGACACCTACCTAGAAAGAATAGAGATGGCAACAAAGAAAAGCACTGTTAATGCTGCTGGCAATTACACCAAGCCAACAATGCGTAAGGCATTGGTAGCTAGTGTTAAGGCTGGCACTAAGGGTGGTGATGCTGGTGAATGGTCTGCTAGGAAAGCACAGCTTGTTGCTAAGCTTTACAAAGCTAAGGGTGGTGGTTATAAATGAAAGAGTCTCAGAAGTCTTTGAAGGAATGGACTAAGCAGAAGTGGACTACGAGTGATGGTAGTCCCTCTAAAGGGAAGAAGCGTTATCTTCCTGAGGCTGCTTGGAAGTCTTTGTCTCCTGCTGAGAAGGCTGCAACGAATAAAGCTAAGGCTGCTGGCAATAAAGAAGGTAAGCAGTTTGTTAAACAGCCAAAAGACATTGCTAAGAAAGTGAGCAAGTTTAGATGATTAAAAGAGGCAGCGAAGAGTTTTCAGGGTATAACAAGCCTAAGGCTACGCCTAAGCATCCTACGAAGAGTCATGCTGTGTTAGCCAAAGAGGGTGACACAGTGAAGCTAATTAGGTTTGGACAGCAGGGTGTTAGTGGTGCTGGCTCTAGTCCTTCTACACCGAAGGAGAAAGCTAGACAAAAGAGTTTCAAAGCTAGGCATGCTGAGAACATTAATAAGGGTAAGATGTCTGCTGCTTATTGGGCAGACAAGGTTAAGTGGTAACTAAAAGGAGAAACTATGGCTACCGATGCAGAGAAAGTTAAGATGTACCGTGAGAAGGCTAAGGACGCTTCCATTCCTCAAGAGGTGAGGAACACCTATTTGGATAGAGCCAATGAGTTGGAGCGTAAGGCATATGAAGCCACTAAAGCTCCTAAGACTCCTGCTATTCCCCCAGCTAAATTGGCTAAGGGTGGTATGCCTGTTAGGGGTGGTCGTACAGCCACTAACAAACAGAAGAAGATGATGGGTGGTGGTTATGCCATGCCAGCTAAAACAACCATGATGTCTAAGGGTGGTGCTGTTAAGAAAGCTCCAGCTAAGAAAGGTAAATGATGGCTACTAAGAAAGCGTTTAAACCTTGTGAGGGATGCCCCACACCAGCCAAGTGTAAAGCTGCTGGTAAGTGTATGGCTAAAGAGGGCAAGGGTGGTAAGCCTATGGTGGCTATCATGATTGGTGTTGGTAAGCCAATGAAAGCTAAGAAGAAATAATGGCTACTAAAAAGCAAACAGCTAAGATTGCCAAGGTGATGGGTGAATATAAGGACAAGTCTTTACATTCTGGTAAGGGTGGTAAGGTTGTTACATCCCCTAAGCAAGCCATTGCCATTGCATTGTCTGAAGCCAAAGTGAAGCCTAAGAAGAAATGAGCAAAGAACCTAAGATTAGAAGTGTGGGTACAAACCTGACAGCAGGTAGTGCTAACACTGTCTACACCTGTCCTGACAACTTCATTGCCAAGATGAATTTGTTATTTGTTTCCAATCATGGAGGCAATAACAAGCTTGTAACTATTCAATGGAGTGATGTCAGTGCTGGTGCTAGTTACTACATCGTAGGTGGTTATGTCTTATCTGCTAACGGTTATTTAAAGCTTGACGGTAGCTATCTTGTTCTTAATCCCGGAGACACTTTAATAGTAACTCCAGAAGCTGGTAGCACTATGTCTACCACTGTATCTGTAGAAGAATTTTATGAACAAGGACTATTTTAATTATGGCTAAGAGAGAACTAAACGAACAGCAGAAGAAATTCATTGAGGTGTTATTTGCTGAGGCTGGTGGTAATCCAGCTAAGGCAAGGCAGCTTGCTGGCTATAGCGAAGGCTATGCTACCAAGGCTATTATGGACACTCTCAAGGAAGAGGTGATTGAAGCTACACAGCTTTACATTGCTATGAATGCTCCTCGTGCAGCTATGGCTGTTGTTAGTGGCATTGCAGATCCTACAGAGCTTGGCTTGAAAGAGAAGCTCAATGCTGCTAAGGATTTGTTAGACAGGGCTGGTCTGGTAAAAACAGAGAAGGTTCAGGTGGAGTCTCCATCTGGCATTATGATTTTGCCAGCCAAAGACAAGAGTGAGTGAGAGAGACTTAGGGGCTTGGATATTGCCCCAACCTAGAGATAAGGAAACATATGTACCCATACCAAAGATTGGTAGAACTATACCTTTTGGTTACCGACAAGATGAAACAGATCCTGACCTCTTGCAGCCAATACCTGCAGAGCTGGAAGCGCTAGAAAAAGCTAAGAAACATCTAAAGCAATATCCTTCTAGGCAGGTAGCTGCTTGGTTGACTAAGGTGAGTGGTAGAGAGATTAGTCATGTTGGTCTTTTAAAGAGAATAAAGAGTGAGCGAAAACACGGATACAAATCCACTACTTACCGCAACCTTGCCCGAAGGCTCCAAAAAGCCCTTGAGCAAGCGCAAAGGTACGAAAAGAGGCTCGGCAAAGAAGACCAAACCGGATACTTCGAGTCAGAAAGCTACACCAAGCTTACCCAATATATCGATAGCAAGCTCGGAGGAGACACCGCTACCAATAGCTGATGAGAGAGAAGTGTTGTTTAAGCCCAACCCCGGGCCTCAAACATTCTTCTTAGCATCGTCAGAGAGGGAAGTGTTGTATGGTGGAGCTGCTGGTGGTGGTAAATCATATGCCATGCTTGCAGATCCGCTTAGGTATATGGTGCATCCACAGTTTTCTGGGTTGCTTTTGCGTCACACGACAGAAGAACTTCGAGAACTTATCTGGAAAAGCCAAGAGCTTTATCCAAAGATTTACCCCGGCATCAAGTGGAGTGAGAGAAAGATGCAGTGGGAAGCTCCATCAGGGGCAAGACTATGGATGTCTTACCTTGATAGAGACGAAGATGTGTTGAGATATCAGGGTTTGGCGTTTAGCTGGATTGGTTTTGATGAGTTGACGCAGTGGCATACGCCATTTCCGTGGAACTATATGCGTTCTCGACTGCGTACAGCAGCTTCAGACCTACCAATCTTCATGAGAGCTACTACCAATCCGGGTGGTCCGGGTCATGCTTGGGTGAAGAAGATGTTTATTGACCCTTCTCAGCCCGGTAAAGCCTTCGATGCCACTGATATTGAGAGTGGGACAGTGCTGGTTTACCCTAAAGGACACAGCAAAGAGGGTCAACCACTGTTTAAGCGTAGGTTTATCCCTGCTATGTTGACGGATAACCCCTATTTGATGCAGACAGGTGACTACGAAACCATGTTGTTGTCCCTTCCTGAGCATCAAAGGAAGCAACTACTAGAAGGAAATTGGGATATTGCTGAAGGTGCAGCATTTCCTGAGTTTAATAGGCAGATTCATGTCGTGGAACCGTTCCACATACCGAGTAATTGGACTAAGTTTAGGGCTTGTGACTATGGATACGGAAGTTATAGTGCTGTGGTGTGGTTTGCTGTGTCTCCAAGTGAGCAATTGGTTATCTATCGTGAGCTATATGTTAGCAAGGTACTTGCCAAAGACCTCGCTCACATGATATTGAGGGCTGAAGAGAACGATGGTCCTCTTCGGTATGGTGTATTGGACAGTAGTTGCTGGCATAAGCGTGGTGATACAGGTCCATCACTGGCAGAACAGATGATTGCAGAGGGTTGTAGGTGGAGGCCAGCGGATAGAAGTGCTGGAAGTAGGGTGTCTGGTAAGAATGAACTGCATAGAAGGTTACAGCTTGACCCCTTTACAGAACAACCAAGACTCGTTATAACAAGCAACTGTGTAAACACGATTGCTCAGCTACCCATCATACCTTTGGACAAAAAGAACCCAGAGGATATTGATACTAAAGCTGAAGATCACTTATACGATGCTATTCGTTATGGTGTGATGAGCAGACCTAGAAGTAGTTTGTTCGATTACAATCCATTAAATTCTGCTGGCTCTGGGATGAGGATGGCAGATCCCACATTTGGGTATTAAAGGGTATTTATGGCGACAAATAATTTTATGGATGACAAGTCCATTGGTTTAGAAGACAAGAAAGAGAATGAGGCTGCACCATTCAGTGGTGATAGCCTTTTAGTTTTTCTAAACGAAAGATATACAAAAGCTGAAGAGAGCCGTAGACAAGACGAACAGCGTTGGCTTAAGGCATATAGAAACTATCGTGGTATTTATGGACCTGAAGTTAAATTCACTGAGACAGAAAAGTCTCGTGTGTTCATTAAGGTTACAAAGACCAAGGTGCTTGCAGCATATGGACAAATCACTGATGTGTTATTTGCCAATAACAAGTTTCCTCTCAGTGTAGACCCCACTGTCTTACCTGATGGTGTAGTTGATTCAGTACACATCGATCCTAAAGCACCAGAAGGTGCAGAAGCAGAGATTGCTTCACCCTTTGGTTATAAAGGTGATGGCAAAGATCTACCTCCCGGTGCTACCTTAACATCTTTGATGGATCGTCTTGGTCCATTGAAGGATCAGCTTAAAGATACAGAGAACTTAAAAGAAGGGCCGGGTGTTACACCTACCTCCATCACATTCCATCCTGCAATGGTTGCAGCTAAGAAGATGGAGAAGAAGATTCATGACCAGTTAGATGAGAGTGGTGCTAATAAGCATCTTCGTTCCACTGCCTTTGAGATGGCTCTGTTTGGTACAGGCATCATGAAGGGTCCATTTGCTAAGACCAAAGAATATCCTAGCTGGGATGAAGATGGTACTTACAAGCCTGAGATGAAGACAGTACCAGAAACATCACATGTGTCTCTCTGGAACTTCTATCCAGATCCTGATGGCTCTAACATGGAAGAAGTTCAATATATTATTGAACGTCACAAGCTAAGTGCTACACAACTTAGAGCTTTGAAGAATCGTCCTCACTTCAGAGCTAATGTCATTGAAGAAGTTATTGGCATGGGTTCTTCCTATGTTAAGAAGTATTGGGAAGATGACTTAAGAGACTATGCTCCCAACTTGGGACTAGATAGATTTGAAGTGTTGGAATATTGGGGCAATGTAGATATTGAATTGCTCAAAGAAAACGACATTGTTATTCCTGATGCTTTGTTGGAAGCTAAGGAGTTGCAAGCCAATGTGTGGTTCTGCAACGGTAAAGTGATTCGTTTAGTATTGAATCCGTTTAAGCCAGCCAACATTCCGTACTATGCCGCTCCTTGCGAATTAAACCCCTACTCTCTATTTGGCATTGGTGTTGCCGAAAACATGGACGACACCCAGACCCTCATGAATGGTTTTATGCGTATGGCAGTGGACAATGCGGTGTTGTCTGGCAACCTTGTATTCGAGGTGGATGAAACCAACCTCGTTCCCGGTCAAGACATGTCTGTCTATCCGGGTAAAGTGTTTAGAAGGCAGGGTGGTGCTCCCGGTCAAAGCTTGTTTGGAACTAAGTTTCCTAACGTAGCTGCTGAGAACCTACAACTGTTTGATAAAGCACGACAGCTTGCTGATGAATCAACAGGCATGCCTTCATTTGCACATGGTCAAACTGGTGTGAGTGGTGTAGGTAGAACAGCCTCTGGCATTTCTATGTTGATGAATGCTGCTTCTGGCAGTGTTAAAACCATCATTAAGAATGTGGATGATTATTTGTTAGCTCCTCTGGGTAAAGCTTTCTTCAGCTTCAACATGCAATTTGACTTTGATAAATCTATCAAGGGAGACTTGGAAGTTACAGCCAGAGGTACAGAGAGCTTGATGGCTAATGAGGTGAGAAGCCAACGCTTGATGCAGTTCTTGCAAATTGCAAGTTCTCCAGCATTGATGCCGTTTGCTAAGTTCCCTTACATCATTCGTGAGATTGCTAAGAGTATGGACTTAGATCCAGACAAGGTGACTAACAACATGGAAGAAGCTATGCGTCAAGCTTTGCTGATGCAACAAGCTACAGCCCCAGCAGAGGGTGCTCCTCCTGTTGGTGGTCCAGAAGGTGGTCCTCCTCCAGTGGCTGATATGACTGGTGGAGGTGGTGGAAATATTGGCGTTGGTGCTGCACCAGTGCCGGGTGAACAAGGATTTGCTGGTAATGTCCAAGCCGTACCTCCCCAAGCTTAAAGGCTTTGTAAACACTCATGTGACATGGGATGCGTTCCAAGAGTTGCTTGATGCAGAAATTGCAAACAAGCAAAAAGACTTGGAGCAAGCTTCAGATATGCGTGAGATTGGAAAGGCTCAAGGAGCCATTGCTGCTTTACGCAGATTGAAATATCTTAAGGATGAAGTTAATGTACACAAATGATACAGAGAGATTGTTTGCTGAAGGCGGCATGAATGACCAAGGTGGCACAGTAGATCCTGTGTCAGGTAATGAAGTTCCTCCCGGTTCTTTGCAGAACGAAGTGAGAGATGACATTGATGCTAAGCTCAGTGAGGGCGAGTTTGTTATTCCTGCTGATGTTGTTAGATACATTGGTCTTGAGAGATTGATGAAGCTTCGTGATGAAGCTAAGCAGGGCTTGTCACGCATGGCAGAGATTGGTCAGATGGGTAATGCTGATCAAGTAGAAAACCCAGAAGCTTTGCATGAAGGTGATGAAGGCTTTGAATCTGAGATTGATGACATCATCCAAGAGGTTGATGCTGAATCAATGGGAGAGAAGAAGTTTGCTGCTGGTGGTTTTGCTGAACCCGGTACAGACTACTTATCTAAATATGGCATTCCAAAAACATCATTAACAAATCCAGCTTTGGATGTTAGAGCTTATAAGAATAAAGATGGTAGAGTGATGTATATCACTTTCTTCAATGGTAAACCTTCTGTTGAAATTCCTTCTGGGTATGAGTATGTCAGTTCTGCTGGTCAACTATTAGCTGAGACAAAAACAGAAACTACTAAAACTACAACGCCTGTAACTAATACAAGTGATGCTTATGGCGGTGGCGGTGGTGACGGTGGCTCAGGAGTAGAATCAGGAGCTGATGTAGGGGTTTCTAGTTTTGGTGGTACAGCCCTTGGTAACTCAGCAATTGGTGTTGCCATTGGTATGATGGCTAATGCTCTTGATTCTATGTCTTCAACCACTGTTGGTAATGTTGATGTAACTGATATGGGACCATCAGCCGATGCTGCTTCTGCTGCCGCTGCCGATGCTGCTGCCGCTGCTGCTGATGCTGCTGATGGTGGTCTAGGAACTACGGCTGGTTCTGGTAATGATGGTGGTGATGACGGTGCTGGAGAAGGAAGCTCTGGAACTACTGGCGCATCTAGCGATAGTAGTAGTGACAGTGGTAGCGATAGCGGTAGTGATAGTGGTAGTGATAGTGGTAGTGATGGTGGTGGTGACGGAGGCGGTGATGGTGGTGGAGATGGTGGCGGTGATGGTGGAGGCGATGGTGGTGGTTTTGCCAAGGGTGGTCTAGTTTCTAAGCGTACCAAAAAACCAACACCTGCTCGTAAAAAAGGCATTGCCTCTAAAAGATAATACTATATAATTAGAATACTCAAGCCAGAGGTGGGCTGGTGAGTATCAACAATTTCCCACCATCATTGGCTACCTATCTCCCTGTATTGACAGCTACAGTTAGCCCCAACTTAAAAGGTAATTTATGACAGAAGCGGTTATTAACCAGCAAAGCCAAGCTCAGGCTTTTTCTCCCTTTGGTAAGCGTAATGCTAACAAAGATCGTATTGAACAAGAAGAAGCAGAGCTTAAAAAACTAACTGAAGATAAGAACAATCCACCACAAGATCCACAAGACAATGGTGATGATAGTAACTTAAGCGCAGAAGAGAAAAGCTTTAAGAAGCGTTACGGAGATCTGCGTAGACATTCTCAGCAACAACAAGTAGCTTTGCAAAAGCAAATTGATGAACTTCGTTCACAGCTACAGAGCAGCACAGAGAAGCAGATTAAGCTTCCTAAGAGTGAAGAAGAGTTGAATGAGTGGGCTAAGACCTATCCTGATGTTGCAAAGATTGTTGAAACCATTGCAATTAAAAAGGCTAAGGAACAAACCCAAGCATTGGATGAGAGATTCAAACAGCTAGATGAGCGTGAGCATCAGACAGCTAAAGAGAAAGCAGAAGCTGAATTGATGCGTCTGCACCCAGACTTTGACTCCATCCGTGATGATGATGATTTCCACAACTGGGTTGAAGAACAACCTAAGTGGGTACAAGATGCTTTGTATGATAATGAGAATGATGCAAGAGCTGCTGCTCGTGCTATCGATCTTTACAAAGCTGATAAAGGTATTAAGGCTAAGAAACCTACTACAGATAAGAGTGCTGCTGAGAGTGTTAACACTCGTGGTAGTCGTTCTGCCCCTACAGGTGAAAGCAAAGATGGTGTCTTTTATGAGTCACAGGTAAATAAAATGTCTACCTTTGAATACGAAAAGAACCAAGAAGCGATTGCTAAAGCATTACAATCAGGTAAGTTTGTATACGATATTAGCGGAAACGCTCGTTAAGTATTGACAAACCTGAAACAACTGGTATAACTTTAAGCAGGACTAGGTATCTGGTCCTGCGTCTATAGGCCGTATCATACTAGTTACACTACCCTATAGATGAGTTACTCGTCACGCAAAACAATAAACTGTCAGAACAACCTGAAGTTTGTTGGCCTGTATAGACAAGCGGAGGCATCCCTGTTCTGTACACACCCATCAAATACAGCCTCTGTGGTGATGTTGAGCGTATTTAATTATATGCCTAACACATATCTAGGAGGATATTAAAATGGCTTTTCCAAGTGCTGCAGGTTACGGCAATTTACCTAATGGTAATTTTAGCCCCGTAATCTATTCTAAGCAAGTACAACTTGCATTCCGTAAAGCGTCTACTGTTGAAGACATCACCAACAACGATTACTTTGGTGAGATCGCTAACATGGGCGACAGTGTCAAAATCATTAAAGAACCTGAAGTGTCTGTCCAGAGCTATGCTCGTGGTACACAGATCACTGCTCAAGATCTGAATGATGAAGACTTCACCTTGGTTGTTGACCAAGCTAACTACTACGCTTTCAAGATTGATGACATCGAAGCTGCTCACTCACATGTGAACTTCATGCAGATGGCTTCTGATCGTGCAGCGTATCGTTTGCGTGATCAGTATGACCAAGATGTCTTGGGTTACTTGACTGGCTTCCAACAGTCTGCTAAGCATGCAAATGCTGACACAGCTCGTACTACAGCTTCCGGTACTAAAGCAGTTTCTGCTGCTGGTTCTGATGAGTTGTTGGCTTCTATGAAGCTGAAAAAAGGTAGCTTCGGTAACATCACTACAGCTTCTGCTGGTGACCACTCCATTCCTTTGGCTCCCCGTCTGCCCGGTGCTACAGCACTGCCTACAGATGTGGCATCTCCATTGATGGTGGTTGCTCGTATGGGCCGCTTGTTGGATCAGCAGTTTGTTGATTCCGCTGGTCGCTGGTTGGTGGTTGACCCTGTGTTCATCGAAATGTTGAAGGACGAAGACAGCCGTTTGTTGAACGGTGACTTTGGTGGTTCTGGTTTGCAGAACGGCTTGGTCATCAACAACTTGCATGGCTTCCGTATCTATGTTTCTAACAACCTGCCAAAAATTGGTACTGGTCCCGGCACTTCTGGTGCTGCTAACCAGAACTCCAACTATGGTGTGATTGTTGGTGGTCATGACTCTGCTGTTGCAACTGCTCAGCAAATCACTAAGACCGAAACATATCGTGATCCCGACAGCTTCGCTGACATCGTGCGTGGTATGCACTTGTATGGTCGCAAAATCTTGCGTCCTGAAGGCATCGTCACTGCTAAATACAACGCTGCTTAAGGAGAACATACATGTCTATCGTTCAATCTATCCGTCCTCAACCAATCCTTCTTGAGAAAGAAGTGACATTGGCTGCTACCTCCGGTACTACCGTTGGTATCTCTGTACCTGCTGGCACTTATGTGTTGTTGGCTGGCTTCCAAAACTATACTGCAGTGCCTGATGTCACTACATATACTTTGGACGTTACCGATGGTACTACTGTGTTCTCTAATGACTTGAACTTCGATAACACTGCTGCAATGACAATCAAGGCTGGCACTACTGCTGGTTTGATTTCTGCTGCTGACACTATCGATGTGGTCACCACTATCTCTGGTAGCCCCGGTGCTATCTCTGGTCGTGTGTGGGCTTTGGTCATTGACTTGAACCAAGGTACTCGCACCGCTGCTTCAGTGGACCGTGAGCAACTGGCTTAATAGCTAGTTGATGCAGGGAGGGGCGTAACTGCCTCTCCCTTTTATTGTTTAAAAAATATGTCTACATATCTTTCTTTAACGAATGAATTGCTACGAAGAATGGGTGAAGTCACTTTGGACTCCACCGAATTCGATGGAGCTAGAAACATCCAGTCTCTAGCAAAGAATGCTATCAATTCATCCGTTAGAGAATTGATGCACTCTGCACAGGAGTGGCCTTTTGCTTTAACTACCAAGACACAGACAATGACTGTAGGTATAGGAACATATTCCTTTCCTGCTGACACTTCTAGTGTTGATTGGGAAAGCTTCTACCTCAAGAAACTAGCAGCAGCAGATAATGATCCTACTCGTTTATCTGTTCTTACTTACACAGACTACCTAGACAACTATCGTCCCGGTGAGGACATGAATGGTACTGGTGGTTATGGTCCTGCTATTTCTGTATATCAAACACAAGATTCTAAGTTTGGTGTAACTCCTATTCCTGATCAGGCTTATGAAATTGAATATAAGTATTGGTCTTTCCCTGCTGACTTGATTGAGTCTACAGATGTTTGCATTGTTCCTGATAGATTTACCAGTGTGTTGATTGATGGTGCTATGTTCTATATGCTCATGTTCAGATCTAATGAACAAGGCGCTTCAATCTATAAAGATAAGTTTGATGTTGGCATTAGAACAATGCGTAGGCTTTTGTTAGATGAGCCTTTGTACATGCGTTCAACAATGATTGTTAAACCATCCTTCAATCCTAGAGTGTTTTAATGGCAGATAGAATTAGTGGATTTAAAGTAACCTGTATTGGTGGAATGAACACCAATAGGGACGTACTGTCTCAGGGTGAAGAAAGTCCCGGTTCTGCTACACAGCTTATTAATTACGAACCCTCTACCACTGGTGGTTATAGAAGGATTAGTGGATATTCTAATAGCTATGGAACTGTAACTGGTACAGGCAATGTGCTTGGTGTATTGGTAGCTGAGAATATTAATGATAGTATCTTTGCTTGTCGTAAGCCTTCTGCTGGTACAAACTATTTTTATAAGTGGGTAGCTTCTTCTTCTACTTGGTCGGCTGTTACAACTCCCGGCACTATTACAATGGTGGGGGTTAAGAAGGTTAGGTTTACTAAATATAATTGGAACGCTCCTAAGTTTGTATTGACTGATGGTATCAATCCTGCTGCTGTGTATGATGGAACTACATACACACAGATTACGCATTCTAACGCTCCTAATTCTCCTAAGTATTCAGCAGCTTTTAAGAATCATTTGTTCTTAGCTGGTGATCCTTCTGATCCTTACAACTTATATATTTCATCTCCTCTGAATGAAACAGATTTCAATCCAGCTAATGGCGCTGCTGTTATTAATGTGGGATTTGAAATTGTTCAGATTAAACAGTTTAGAGATACCTTATACATCTTTGGTAAGAATGCTATCAAGAGTTTAGTAGGTACTAATGTTGCTGACTTTGTTGTAGGTGAAGTCACTACAAATTTAGGTTGTGTTGTTCCTGACAGTGTGATAGAACTGGGTGGTAATCTAGTGTTTCTAGGACCAGACGGGTTTAGACCAGTGGCTGGTACGAATAAGATTGGTGACGTTGAACTTGAAACAATTTCAAAACAAATTCAATTCACTATCACCGCCATCTTACAAGAACTTGTTGCTGGTTCTATTGACCCTGAGACATTGAGTTCTGTTGTTATTCGTAAGAAGTCTCAGTTTAGATTGTTCCTTCCTTCTGAAGGAAACTTTGGTTTGTTAGGTGGTTTGCGGGAAAGCGGTGGTAGTCTTTCTTTTGAATATAGTCAGCTTTATGGTTTTCCAGCTACATGCTCTTCTAGTGGTTATGTAGGAGTTGATGAGATTGTTATTCATGGAGATGCTAATGGTAAGGTTCAGAAACAAGAGAGTGGATCTTCTCTTGATTCAGCAGATATATTGAGTGTGTATCAAACACCATTCTATTATTTCCAAGACCCTACGATTAGAAAGAACTTTTATAACATTTCTACATTCTTGAGAAGTGAAGGATCTACCAGTATTGTCATGGGTGTGGCTTATGACTTTGATGATTCAATAAATGTTTTCAATCCAGCAAACTTTAACATCTCAACTACTGGTGCTGCTGCTTACTATAATGAAGCTGTCTTTGATAGTGCAGCCATCTATGATGGTAATCCATCACCAGTAGAGAAGACAAACATTGAAGGCTCTGGATTCTCAGTTGCTTTCAAATATGTGACTAATGATACAAATGCTAGTCATACAATTCAGGGTTTGGTACTGAATTATTCAATGAATGACAGACGCTAAGGAGAACTACCTTGACAGGTTATGTAAGACAATCCGCTGCTGACATCGTACCAACGGCAGTTGTACGGGCAGCACCAATTAACAACGAGTACAATGCTCTGCGTGATGCTTTTTCAGTTTCTACTGGTCACAAACATGACGGTACTGCTGCTGAAGGACATCCTGTTCCTGTCATTGGTGACAGTGACTTACTAAATAAAATTGCAACAGACACTGTTAATAATAGACACGGTGTGTTTGTTGAAGTTGGTGGTAGTGCAGTAGAGCAGCTTCGTTTCCAAGACGGTGCTATCGTTCCTGTTACTAACAATGACATTGACTTTGGTACTAGCTCTTACAGATTTAAAGATGGTTATGCAGCAGGTACATTTACCTTTGCTGGTATTGTAGTTACTAGTGCTGACATTAATGGTGGCACTATTGATAATACAGTTATTGGTGCTTCTACTCCAGCAGCAGCTACAGTTACAAACCTCACTGTAAACACAGCAGCTACTATTGCTTCTGCTGACATTAATGCAGGTACTATTGATGGTGCAGTGATTGGTGGATCTTCTGCTCAAGCAATTACAGGTACAACAGTTACAGCCACTGTAGGTTTTGTTGGTGGTCTTACTGGTGCAGTTACAGGTAATGTTACTGGTAACTTGACAGGAAATGTTACAGGTAATGTCACAGGTAATGTTACAGGTAATGTCACAGCTTCCTCTGGTACATCATCTTTCAATGATGTCACTATCAACGGTGGCTTGAACATGAATGCTGGCACTACTGCCACCATTACCAATCTTACTTCTCCTACAAACTCAGGCGATGCAGCCACTAAAGGATATGTAGATGCTCAGGTAGCCGCTGTTGTTGACGCAGCTCCTGCTGCTCTTGATACTTTGAATGAGCTTGCAGCAGCTCTAGGTGATGATGCAAATTTTGCTACCACTGTAACAAACTCTATTGCGGCTAAACTACCACTTGCTGGTGGCACTATGACTGGTGCTATCGCAATGGGTACAAACAAGATTACTGGCTTAGGCAATCCATCATCTAATCAAGATGCTGCTACTAAGACTTATGTAGACACTGCTGATGCTCTGAAGCTATCTCTTGCTGGTGGCACTATGAGTGGTGCTATTGCAATGGGTACTAATAAGATCACTGGAATGGGTGATCCTACTAATGCTCAAGACGCAGCTACTAAGAACTACATTGATGTGTTGTATGGCTCTACAGCTTCTGCTGCTGCTTCTGCAGCGGCTGCTGCAACATCTGCTTCTAATGCAGCTACATCAGAAACAAACGCTTCTAACTCAGCAAGCACAGCTTCTACTGCTGCTACCAATGCTGCAGCTAGTTACGATGCTTTTGATGATAGATACTTAGGAAGCAAGAGTTCTGCGCCATCTGTAGATAATGATGGCAACACTCTTCTTGTTGGTGCTTTGTATTGGAATAACAGCAACAACACTTTAAATCTTTGGACTGGTTCTGCGTGGACTCAAGCAGCATTTACAGCGGCTGGCTTTGCCACTCTAACTGGTGCAGAAACTTTAACAAATAAAACTTTAACTGCTCCAGTATTGACTACACCAAACATCACAACTGGTTTGCAATTGTCTGGCTCTGATGGTACAGCAGGTCAAGCACTTCTTTCTCAAGGTACTGGCGCTGCTCCTGTTTGGGGAACTGCTGGTGTATCAGCAGGTAAGGCAATTGCTTTCGCTATGGTTATGGGCTTCTAAGGAAAATTTATGGCAAATCCAAATATCACCAATGTATCAGCCATTTATGGCAACACAACTTATCTAACTCCATCAGTCACAACTGCTGTAGTTTTGTTACCTAATGCTGCATCTAGCGGCAAGGTCTACAAGATTAATCAGATTGTTGCTGCTAATGTTGATGGAACAAATGCAGTTAATGCAACTGTATCTATCTATACCAATGGTGCTGTAGCTCAAGGCTCTGCTCCTAGTGGTGGTACTGCATACCCAATTGCATCCACTATCTCTGTTCCTGCAAATGCTTCATTGATTGTTGCTGACAAGACCACTGCAATTTACTTGCAAGAAGGCACTTCAATTGTTGTTACATCTGGAACAGCAAGTAAGATTACTTACAGCATTAGCTACGAAGACATTAGCTAAGGAGTAGCGCTATGTCAATGCGTTACAAAGGTGGGTTTGTAAGTAATACTTATAACGGATTCTTAGCTCCTGACGCACCTACTATTGGTGCTGTTAGTCTTGCTGGTTCTGGGACAGTATCTGTTGCTTTTACAGCTCCTACAAATATTGGTGGTAGTGCTATTACTGGATATAGAGTAGTTTCTTCTAATGGTATTTCTGCTAGTGGTAGCTCTTCACCTATTACAGTTAGTGGATTAACTAATGGAACTTCTTACACTTTTAGAGCCATTGCAGTAAATGCTTATGGTGAAAGTCCTGCAAGCAATGCAAGTAGTAGCATTACTCCAGTAAACATAGTTTCATCTGTTGAGTATCTTGTTGTTGCTGGTGGCGGTGGCGGTGGATCAGGCCGTGGTGCTGGTGGCTCAGGTGCTGGTGGATATTTAACAGCAACTAATTTTGCTGTTGCTTCTGGCACTGCACTTACAGTTACTGTTGGTGCTGGAGGTGCTGGCTCAAATTCACAAGATCCCGGTACTGGAGCAAAAGGATCTAATTCTGTTTTCTCTACTATCACTGCTACAGGTGGTGGACAGGGAACAGGTGGTACTGCTTACCCCGGAGCTGACTCAGGAGCTGGTGGTAGCGGAGGCTCTGGAGGTGGCTCTGCTGGATCAATGACTTCTGTTGGTGCAGGTGGTGCAGCTTCTCCAGCAGGACAAGGATATGCTGGTGGTGTTGGTTACGGACCTACTGGAAATGGAGCTTTCTCTGGTGGTGGCGGTGGTGGTGCTGGTGGAGCTGGTTCAGCCTCCTCTGCTGCTCTTACTGGTGGAAATGGTGGTGTTGGTTTAGCCTCATCTATCACTGGAACATCTACCTACTACGCAGGTGGTGGTGGAGGAGGCACATACTATGATGGTACTGCTGGAACTGGTGGAACTGGCGGTGGCGGTAATGGCGGTAGGAACTCTGCTGGTAGTGCCGGAACTGCAAACACAGGCGGTGGTGCAGGTGGTGGTTCATATGATAATGCAGGTGGTAATGGAGGTTCTGGTGTTGTGATTATTCGCTACTCTGATTCATTCCCAGCAGCTACATCTACAACAGGTTCACCAACAATTACTGTTACTGGTGGTTATCGTATTTATAAATGGACTTCATCAGGTTCTATCACAATCTAAGGATTTTTTAAATGCCAAATTATTCTGGAATGTGGACAGCTAGAAATCAGCTTCAAGCTAAAGCCGCTAACACTTGGCCTACTCAACCTGCTCCAGCATCATCTATTGATGTTTTAGTTGTTGCTGGCGGTGGTGGTGGTGGATTTTTTATTGCTGGTGGTGGCGGGGCTGGTGGATTAAGTTATCAAACTAGTAGATCAGTTTCTTCAGGATCAACATACACAGTAACTGTTGGTGCTGGAGGTGCAGGAGCTACTAGCAATGGAAATGGTGCAGCGGGTGCAAATAGTGTTTTTGACACTATTACATCTAATGGTGGTGGAGGTGGCTCTAGTGCTTCTGCTGCTGGATCTGGTGGTTCTGGGGGTGGTGGTACATACTCTACTTATCAAACAGGTGCTGCAGCTACACAAGGAAACACTGGCGGTGCAACTGGATATGGTTTTGCTGGTGGTAATGGAACGCTTACAAGTGGTCAATATGCTGCCGCTGGTGGTGGTGGTGCTGGCGCTGTTGGTTCTAATGGAGCATTAAGCAATGGTGGTATTGGAGGCAATGGTGGTATAGGTCGCCAATATGACATTTCTGGAACTTCTTTATATTATTCTGGTGGTGGCGGTGGAGCTGGTGGATCAGATAGTGCAAGAAATGAGACTGGTGGTAATGGTGGCTCTGGCGGTGGTGGCGGTGGTGGCTTATACAGAAATAACTCAGGATCGCATACCGCAGGTACAGGTGGATCAAATGGTGGCTCAAACGCTACTTTAGCTACAGGCGCTGGTGGTGCTGGAGGTGCTAACTCTGGTGGTGGCGGTGGTGGCGGTGGCGGTAATGGAGGAGCAAGCTCTGGTGGTGGAACTGGTGGTTCTGGTGTGGTAATTTTAAGATATCCAGATACATATGATGCTGCCCTTTCTACGACAGGATCGCCTACAATTACAGTGACAGGTGGATATAGAATTTACAAATTCACTTCATCTGGTTCAATTACATTCTGAGGATTTTAAATGGCACATTATGCACAAGTAATATATGGAATTGTTCATCGAGTAATTGTTGCTGAACAAGATGTTATTGACTCTGGTATCTTTGGTGAGGGATGGGTTCAGACTTCTTACAACACTTATGGTGGTGTTCATAAAAATGGTGGTACACCTTTGCGTAAAAACTATGCAGGTGTTGGTTATCTGTATGATGAATCTCGTGATGCCTTTATTCCACCAAAACCTTTTCGTAGTTGGGTATTGAATGAAGACACTTGTCTGTGGGATGCTCCTACGCCTAAGCCTACTGATGATCAACTTTATTATTGGGATGAAGCTACATTAAGTTGGATTATTCAAGAAGAGATTGAATTAACAGAAGAAGAACCTACAATTACTTTAAGCACTAACGAAGCTGACAGTGTTGTTAGCGCAGACACTGTAATAGTTTTAGATGGTAACGAGGCTGATAGCATCTCTGGCGGTGCAGACTCAGTTAATGGAGCAGCTTAATGTCAAAGCAATATCCTGCTGGAATAATTTCTAAGAATGCTGTAGTCCCTGCGGGGCCTTATAGAGATAGCGCTGCCTCTGGAATTTGGACACTTGATCAACAGGCTTACTGGAGTAAACAAGGACTATGGCCTATTGCTGGTAACAGAAGTCCTGATCCATATTTTGAAAATGTGGTTGCTTTGCTTAGTGGTAATGGTTCATTATCTGGTAGTACAGATGTCTTACCATTTGACTCTGACGCATCAACTAACAACTTTAATCTCTCCATTGTTGGTGACCCTCAGCCTAATAACTTTACACCTTATCAAGGTAATGGCTATTACAGCAACTACTTTGATGGATCTGGCGATACTTTAAATACAGCATCAAATGCAGCATTTGGTTTTGGATCAGGTGCTTGGACATTTGAAGCATGGGTATATCCAACTGCCGCACAAACAGATAACTGGATCATTGCAACAAATGACGCAGGTAAGTTGCGTATGCGTGTACACACTAGTGGGTATTTAAGTTTCTATACAGATACTGGAAACATAAGCCTTAACTCAACGACAGTTGTGACAGTTAATGCGTGGAGTCATGTGGCTATTTGTTACGATGGCACTACATTAAGTCTTTTCCAAAATGGAACTAGAACGGCAACATCAACTGTTAGCATTAGCAATGGTTCAGCAAACGCCTGTTACATTGGAAGCAATACTATTGGTGGTGGTTATTGGAATGGTTATATCTCTAACGCACGAGTTGTTAAAGGATCTGCTGTGTATTCTGGAGCAACATATACTGTTCCAACTACACCGTTGACAGCAATATCAGGTACAAGCCTTTTAACTTGCCAGTCCAATCGTTTTATTGATAACAGCACAAACACTTTCACCCTTACGGTCAGCGGCAACACATCTATTGCTTCCGCCCAACCATTCACTCTGCCAAGCAGTGTGGCTACATATGGCTCTGGGTACTTCAGTGGGGCAGCAGGAAGTTATTTAGAAACCCCATACAACTCAGCTTTAGACGCTTCAACAGGGGCATTTACTTATGAAGCTTGGTTGAATCCAAGCACAGCCACTAATAAACAATACCTTGGTGGAAGTGTAACAAACGGATTTTTTGCATTTATTGGAAGCGGTACGATATTTGTAGGCAGAAACAATGTTGCTGTTGACTTTACATCAAACGCAACTATAAAAATAAACCAATGGAATCATGTTGTAATTGTTAGAAATTCATCTAATAACATTGCAATCTTTATTAATGGATCTAGGGAGTATTACGCTGCTAGTAATACAAACAATTATGGCTTGGCATCTAACTCTTTAAGAATTGGCGTTGCTACCACAGGCTCTAGTTACGAATACAACGGATATATTTCTGATGTAAGAATTGCTAAGTCGGCTTTATATGATCCAACAGCCTCCACTATTACAATACCTACAACACCTTTAACAGCGGGTAGCGCAGGTCTACTCACCACTCAATACAACGGGGCTGGAAACAACAACGGCTTTAAAGACAGCAGCCAGAATAATTTTACGATTACTCGCAACGGCAATACTGCACAAGGAACATTTAGTCCTTATGGTAGTAATTGGTCAAATTACTTTGACGGGTCTGGCGATTATTTGTCCACGCCATCAAGTTCAGGGTTTGCTTTTGGTACTGGCGACTTTACTGTTGAAGCATGGATAAATACAAATATTCTTACAGGTGAAAAAGGATTTATTCAAACTTCTGCTACAGCAGGGGGTTTACAAACATCGTACACAGATGGTGTTATTGCAGTTGTTGCCGCTGGAGCAGGTTCTTATACAATTAATGTCAATATAGGTGGAACAAACATTGGTGGTAGTATTCCAATAACTACAGGAACTTGGTATCACGTTGCATTTACAAGATCATCTGGTAGCGTAAGGTTGTTTATCAATGGTGCTTTGGCTGGAGGCCCAACAACTATTACAGCAAATTTAACCGGAACGTATGCTTGTGTAGGTGGGTACTACAACGGTTCATATTTATGGAGTGGCTACATTTCTAATTTACGAGTTGTTAAGGGAACTGCTATCTATACATCAGCATTTACCCCCAGTACAACACCACTAACAGCTATTAGCGGAACATCGTTGCTTACTTGCGCTGACAACAGATTCATTGATGACAGCACAAACAACTTTACCCTCACAAAGAATGGTGACACAAGCGTCCAACGCTTCAGTCCTTTTAATCCTACAGCAGCCTACTCCACAAGCGTGGTTAGTGGCTCTGCATACTTTGATGCATCTGGCGATTATTTGAGAACAAGTTCTGGGTCTGTGTATCTTGGTACAAACAACTTCACATTGGAGTGTTGGGTGTATCCTACAACTTCTGGAGATCAAATTGTTTTTGATTGCCGTAGTGGTAGCAACTCAAACAAACCAACTTTAGGTGTTATTTCTTTACAGCTTGCTTATCAGACTTCTGGTGCAAATAGAATTTTGGCTGGCTCTGTTCCACAGAATGCATGGTCACATCTTGCAATTGTGAGGAATAGTAATGTTATATACGCTTATATAAATGGCGTACAAGTTGGAACTTATTCTGATTCAAGCGATTACGGAACAGTCACTCGGTATCAATTAGGTGCAGATGATGATGGAGGTCCAAATGCTTACTTTGGTGGCTATGTATCTGATGCTCGTTTTGTAACTTCTGCTGTTTACACAAGCGCCTTTACGCCACCAACAACACCTCTGACAGCCATCACAAACACATCATTGCTTTGTAATATGACCAACGCTGGCATCTTAGACAACGCCATGATGAACGACTTAGAAACTGTGGGTAACGCACAGATTTCTACAAGCGTTAAGAAGTATGGTAGTGCTTCAATGTACTTTGATGGGTCTGGGGATTGGTTACAAGCAGCAGGATCTCCTAATCCAAATAGAGCCTTTGGTACTGGTGATTTTACTGTTGAGATGTGGGTATATCCTACACAACTAAACTCATCAACTGATTACAACTTGATTGATTTTAGATCAGGAGGTACAACTACTGGTTTTAGAATTGGAATTAACGGCTCGACTATTCCTTTTGTTGCAGCAGTAGGTGGTATTCTAAATGGATCATTTACATTCTCTACAAATACTTGGTATCACTTTGCTGTAACTCGTTCAAGCGGGACTTTGACTATTTGGATAAATGGAACTAGCGCTGGTTCAAACACAACCACAACTAATTTCACTGATTCATATTTGTTAATTGGTTCTTCTGCAGCTTCTAACATTGGACCATATTTTGGTTACATAGATGACTTACGCATTACTAAAGGAGTGGCTCGATATACAACCACGTTCACGCCACCAATTGAACCTTTCATTAATTTTTAATCATGAACAAAGAAATAAGCCACGAACAAATTTATGAACGCCTATGTGCTGTTGAGTCCAAGGTTGATACCCTAGACGAAAACACTAAGGCTATTGTGGCTGCATTCGGTGCAGCTCAAGGAGCCTTCCAAGTGTTGGAATGGATTGCCAAAGCTGTTAAACCTTTGATAGTCATTGGTGCTTTCTTCGGTGCTATATGGCTTGCTGTAGAAAACAAGCTACATCAGTAGCATTAATATTTTTATTATCTTTCCCTGTTGCTTCCAAGGAGGAGAAGTATAGATGTGTCCGATGGACATGGAAGCAAGTAGATGGTAAGACATATGTCACCTGTCTACAATGGAAGAAGGTGGATAAATGATTGATCCTATTAGCGCATTAAATGGCTTGCAGAATGCCATCTCGATGGTTAAGAAGGCCAGTAAAGTTGCCAATGATTTAGGCGGTCTTGCCCCAATGATCGGCAAGATGTTTGATGCTAAGAGTGCTGCTACGAAAGCAATGCTTGAAGCAAAGCGTGAAAAGCGTGGTTCAAACATGGGCGCTGCTCTACAGATTGAAATGGCACTAGAGCAAGCTAGAGCGTTTGAAGAAGAACTAAAGATGTTGTTCATGCAGACAGGCAAGATTGATGTCTGGAACAAGATTAAAGAGCGTCAAGCCGAGATGGATAGAGATGATGCCAAAGAGATTGCTGCCTTAAAAGCTGCTGAGAAGAAAGCCAAAGAAAAAGAAGAAGAGATGCAAGAGTGGGCAATCATCATTGGTGGCGTTGCTTTTGTAATCCTTTTGGTGTTTATAGGCATCAATGAATTAACAAGCCTGTGTCCTAAAGGTGGGTGTGGAAGATGACATACTTTGATGTATTGCTTTGGTCTGCTGTTCCCTTAAACTATTTTTTCTGGATAGTTGTCTATCCATATTTAAGCAATGAATGAGTACCAGAAACAATTCGATATGTTTCTAAAGGTGTTCATTTATGGATGTGTTGCTTGGTGGTTTCTAGGTTTCTTAAAGTTCTTGCCTGATGATTTATCAAACAAGATTGTGGCACTTTTATTGGGGAAGATTGGGTTATGAAAGTAACACCTTATCAACACAATGCAAACATGTTGAGAGAATACCAGAGAGTGATTCATCAACAAAACTTGAAAGAACTAGAGAAGCTGAACCGCCAACAACAAGAGGTGCTGAAAGCTCAGTGGATTAAAAACGGACATGTGGATGTAATGGTATGAGATATTTATTATTGTTATTGCTGCTCACTGGTTGTGAAGATAAGTACAGATATTTCTGTCAGAACCCAGACAACTTCCATGCTGAGCAATGTCAGAAACCTAGATGTCAATTCACACAGACATGCCCTGAGTATTTAGTAGCACCTATATTGGAGAAACAAATTGAGAGAACTGCTGATAAAAATGCTGACACCAAACCCTCAACCCAAACCAAAGCTAACCCCTGAAGAGATTGAAGTAAGGATCTGGGGTTTTGTAGTGGTGGCTATTACAGTCATCTTGTTTGGTATTGTGTTTGCCCTGCTCTACTCTGTCACCTTTGTGACTCAACCTATCAAGAGTATGGCTCCAATTGACCAAGCCTACACCAAGATGCTTAATGATATAGTATTACTTATCGTTGGTGGCATCGGTGGTATTGTAGGTAAGAGGGCTGTTAACTCAGCACAGAATGCTTTTAAACCACCACAGCCTCCTATGATGCAGCAGCCCTGCGTTGGTAGCTATGGTGGTGGGATGATGGTTAATAGCAGCTATGCTCCTCCTCAGTCTGCCTATGGCCTACCTTCACAGCCTTTCGGTGCTATGCCTGTATGGAAGAACCCAGAGCTGGATGAGAGCTGGACACCCGGTCCTCCACCAACAACACCTCCAGAACACATGGAGCCTGATGAGGATAGGGAAGAGATAGCAGCAGCTAGAAAAGAGGTAGAGTGATGTTTCCTATTCCTCTTCCTTGGTTAATCATTAGTGCAATAGTTGCACTGTTTGGTACATATCAAGTTGGTCATCACTATGGCTGGCTTGAGCGTGACGAAGAGATGCAGATAGAGATTGCTAAGAAGAATGAAGAAGCTCGTGAGCTAGAGAAGAACATGGCTCAGAAGCTTATTGATAAAGAAACAGCTTTGAGAAAGGCCCAAAATGAAATATCTAAGAAACAGTCTGCTATGCGTGAGCTTGCTAACACTGGCAGGTTGCGCCTCCCCACCGCCAGTTGTGTACAAGCCAGCCCAAGTGCCGCCCCTGCCACAGGAGATAGCAGAGACGAGCCAAGCGAACTTGAGCGACAGACTATTGCAACTCTTATCGACCTCGTTGCCGAAGGAGACAAAGCTATCGTCAAGCACAGCGCCTGTGTCGCAGCCTACAACGAAATGAGGGAATTGGTAAATGGTAACAAGTGAACAACTAAGACAGCTACACATTGATCCATCACTAGCTGATGCATTCAATGAAACCTTTGAGAGATTTGGTATTGTTACGCCAGCACAACAAGCTAGTTGGATTGGTCAGTGTGGACATGAGTGTGGTAATTTTCGCATTATGGAAGAGAACCTGAACTATCGTGCAGCTACCCTGCTTAAGCTATTTCCTCAGACACCAAAGCGTCAATGGGGCTTTACCCCTGAGAGTGCAGCAGCCTACGAGAAGCAGCCACAGAAGATTGCCAATAGGATTTACGGCAATCGTATGGGCAACAGGGATGAGTCTAGTGGGGATGGTTGGCGGTTCCGGGGATCCGGATTTCTCCAGCTAACTGGTCATAGCAACTTCTATCACGCAGGTAAAGCATTGGGTGTAGATTTTGTTATGCAGCCAGAGCTTGTCCGTACTCCTCGCTATGCGGCACAAACTGCTGGCTGGTTCTGGCAGACCCATAAGCTCAACCAGTATGCTGATAGCGGTGATATTCTCACAATGACAAAGCGTATCAATGGTGGTACTATTGGTCTAGAAGATCGTAAGAAGCATATTACACATGCCTTACATGTATTGGGTGGTTGACTAAACTATCCAATTGTGGTATGACAAGGTATATAATGTTACCAACTTCTCTAAGTATTATCGGAAGAGGAGTACCTGTAAAGGTTGTGGATGAATTGCCTAATCAGTTAGGTGAGTTTGATTACAATGATTATGTAATTAAAATTAAGTCTGGTCAGCACCCCTTAGCGGAAGCAGATACATTGTTACATGAATGTATTCACGCTATAGACGACTGCTTCCAATTAAATATGTCAGAGAGACAGGTGTATTGTTTAGCTGTAGGAGTGATAGCACTACTTAGAGATAACAAAACAATGCTGCCTTATCTGGCTGAAGCAATAGAGAAACCAAGAAACATATGAAAGATTTTACATCACAACAAAGAGAAGTTGTAGCCAGAAAGCTTGGCTATGACGGTCCTATGCAGGGCTTCGATGAGTTCCTATCATCGTCTCCTCCGTTGGCTATGAAGTATGCAACCATCACTGGTAAGTTTGCTGAGCGTATGGCTAAGGGTGGCTTGGTTAAGATGAAGCGTAAGTATCGTGTAGGTGGTCTTACCTATGAGACTAATGTAGAAGATGGTGGTACTGATACCATTGATAGATCTACAAGTAATAATACTAACACCAACACTGGTGGTACTAACACCAATACCAACACCAACACTGGTGGCACTAATACTAACACCAACACTGGTGGTACTACTAGTAACATTGTTATTCCTTCAGACTTAAGGACAGCGGAACAAAAAGCTGACTTCTATAATTCTCAAATTGCTGCTGGTAGAACAGAGGCAGAGATTAGAGCTGCTGCTGGTACACAATCTGATGCTGATTGGAATTATCTAACAAGCCTTGCAGCGAGTAGACCAAAGACAACTAGTGCTGGTGGCATCACTGTATCAGCAGATGTTAAGTCAGGTACTCCTGCTCAGAAAGCTTCTTTCTATAATAACTTGCTTAGAGAAGGCAAGACAGACGCAGAAATTAGAGCTGCTTCAGGTGTACAAACAGAAGCAGACTGGCAAGCCCTACAAGAAATTGCTCGTCAACAAAGAGAAACTACTGGTGCTGTAACTGGCGGTGGTGATGTAACCTTCACTGATGTTGGTGGTAAGCCACAAGCAGGTGAAGCTACTCAAGTAACTGCTCAGAGGATTGCTACTAACGAAGCACAGAACATTGACACAGCAGCCAGAGCTGATGAGACAGCTAATGTTGTTACACCTGCTGCTGCTATTCAAGCGTCTACTGCTACTACACCTACAGCAGCTCAAGTTTCTACATACGGTGCAGAACAAACTGCTGGTGATGTAGCCACCTTGTTAAGAGGTGTTAATGCAGCTACAGGTACTGTTGGTGCAGAAAGCCAAGTAGCTGCTCAGACAATGGCTCCAACTTCTACAGCAGTAGCTGGTTTAGAAGCTGCTCAAGGTCAAGCAACTAAAGTTGAAGGTGCTCCTACTAGAGTGATGGGTGAAGGAGAAACTATCTCCTCTGCTGTTGACATGGCTAAAGCTGCTGAGACTGTAGCAGCCACACAACAAGCTGCTGCTCAAGGACAAGTAACAGAAGAGATGACTGTTCAGGGTCAGTTGAATAAACTGATGGCAAACTTTGATGCAGGTAATCCACCACCTTGGGCTGCTGCAAATCTCCGTGGTGTTACTGCTGTACTTGCTGCTAGAGGTCTAGGTGCTTCTAGCTTAGCTGGTCAGGCTTTGATTCAAGCAACACTAGAAGCTGCTCTTCCTATTGCCTCTGCTGATGCACAAGCCTATCAAGCTGTAGCTTCACAGAATCTTTCTAACAGACAGCAAACTGCTGTGCTTGCTGCACAACAACGTGCTGCCTTCTTAGGTCAAGAGTTTGACCAAGCTTTCCAGTCTAGAGTTACTAACGCTGCTCGTGTTGCTGATGTTGCTAACATGAACTTCACTGCTCAGCAGCAGATTGCTCTTGAGAATGCTCGTTTAGCACAGACAATGGATCTGGCTAACATGAGTAATGATCAAGCTTTGGTGATGGCTAATGCTGCACAGATTGCTTCATTAGAAACTACCAACTTAAACAATAGACAGCAAGCCGCTGTTGTTAATGCTCAAGCATTCCTGCAAATGGATATGCAGAATCTGAGCAACCAGCAACAGACAACATTGTTCAAGACACAGCAAATGACACAGGCTTTGTTGACAGACGCTGCTTCTGTTAATGCTTCTAGACAATTTAATGCTGCTAGTACAAATCAAGTTGATCAGTTTAACAACACATTGGCTACACAAGTTAGTCAATTCAATGCTTCACAGAAGAACGCCATTGCTCAGTTTAATGTAGACCAAGAGAATGCTCTGAAGAAGTTTAATGCTGAGGCACAGAACCAGCGTGAAGTGTTTAATGCACAACAACGATTGGTTATTGACCAAGCTAATGCTCAGTGGCAGAGAGAAATCTCTACAGCTAACACAGCAGCTACCAATGCTGCTAACATGATGAATGCTCAATTGTCACAACAAATGACATTGACAGAATATAATAATGAGATACAGCTCTATCGTGACAGTGTGACACATGCTTGGCAGTCTGCTGAGAATGATGCTAACAGAGCAACCACTCTTGCTGCTTCAGAGATTCAAGCTGCAGCAGCTATCACTGCACAAGAGATTAAATCTGATGGTGAATCATCCGCAGCCATCGGTGGATTTGTTGGACGAGTATTGTTAGGACTGCTATGAAGAACTTTAAAAATTATTATGCTAAGGTAGATGGGATGGCTAATGCTAAGTTGGCTAAACCAAAGAAGGACACAGGTAAAGGATTGTTATCTAAAACCTCTTCTTCAGATTTGCCTGATACAGATTCAAAGGATGTGTTTGGTAAAGTATCAAGCTACATTGCAGCAATTAGAAAACAAAAAGAGGAGTTGATGAATGGCAGATCTTAATCCTTTCTTGACAGCGCCTATCCCCGGTATGTCTTTGACAGTGGAGCCGGGCAGTGTGCCTTGGGAGCAGCCTCCTCAATATGTCACCATAGATGAGGTGGCTTCTTTCTATTCAGAAAAGCTGGACAATCCAGAAGCCATCTTTGAATTGATGAGTATCTTAGAAAGAGGTATTCCAATTCTTACTGTTGTTAACACTATGATTAAAACTTCAATCATGAAGGGCTATCACACTGTTGACACAGGATTCTTAGTTACTCCAATCATTGTTGAAATTATTAAAACACTAGCAGAACTTAATGATGTTAAGTATAAAGTTTCTGCTGAAGATATAGCTAAGGAAAAGAGTGTTAGTCCAGCTATCATTAAACAATTGATTGCTGAAGCTAAACAAAAAGTAGAGAAGAGTCCTGAAGCTGTCGTAGAGCGTAAAGGTTTAATGGCTAAAGGAGTAGCATAATGGGATTTAATCTAGGTGCTTTTATTGGTGGTGCTGCTAAAGGTGCAGCAGAGCTATTAGAAGAAAAAGAAAAAGAGAATGCTCTTCAAATTAAAGATAGCATTAAAAACATGTACCACAACTATGCTGAGTACAAGAAAGAAACAGAGAAGAAGAAAGAAGAGATGAGAGAAGTTGTTGGCTCTCTCCGTTCTTTCAAGTTTGCTGATGGTGTGTTAGATGAGAAAGAACTTGTTGCTCTTGCTTCTGATGTACCTACAGCTAAAGCTATTGCTGAAGAGTTGAAGAAGAACCCAGACAAGCTTGAAGGTTTGTCTAAGTCATTCATCAAAGCATCTAACAAAATCCCTGAAGGCATGACCTTCAATGACTATGTTGACCAGTATGGTAAGACAGCTCGTATTAATTCTGAGCAACTAGCTCAGGCTGTTGGCACTAGAGATGATGGTTTCTTGAATAAGATGGTGTATGGTAAGAATCTCCAGAAGGTTCAAGCTGCCGCTGCTAAGTATGGTGTTACAGCCGAAGAGCTTTATTCAGTAGGTGCTGGTAGAGATAGTAAGTCTTTACCTTCTCTGCTTGAAGTGGATTATGCAAAGCTTAAAGAAAGACCAGACTTTAAGAAGATTGAATCTGATGCACAAGTTGCTATGTATAAAGCAAGACAAGAAGGCACAGAGGATGACATAGCAAAAGCTGCTGCCAACTTGGGTCATATTGAATTTATTAAAGACAGAGGTAATAAGAAAGATAAGACACAAGCTCAGATTGAAGCCGATTACGCTAATGAAGTTATTGCTCTTCAGAAAGCAGGTAAGCCTAAGGAAGCTGCTGCTAAAGAACTTGAGCTTCGTCAATGGCAGAAGCTTGTTGCTAATCCAGCTTTGTCTAATAAGACAGACGCTGATAAGATTTCTCAAGCCAACCTCATCACTGCTGCTTCTAGAACAATGGTGTCTACGATGTCTAACTACCTACCACCCGGTAGCTTTATTACAACAGCTAACCCAGATGGTACAACTAACATTGAGGTTAAAGACTTGGCTTCCTCTGACAAGGCAGCTAAGGGCTACTTTGCTGGTAGAGAAGTGCTGATCAAAGAGATGACTACTGAAGGTAAGCCTAAGTCTGAGATGCACAAGAATGCTTTGCTCTCTGCTGGTGTTCAGTTTGACCAAGACGGTAGGGCTGTCAATCCTAAGATTCAGTATGGTGGTGAAGCAGCTCCAGCAGGTACACCACAGACACCTAAGCCTAGAGGTGGTCCTATGGCTAAGCCAGCCTCTGTTGCACCAAGTGCTTCTATTGATAAAGCAACAGCTAGAGCACAAGCTACAGCAGCTATAGAGGCTGGTGCAAAAGCTGTGGATGTAGCTAAACGATTTAAAGAAACATATGGTGAGGATCTCTAAATGGGAATGTTTGATGACTTGATCCCCACTAAAACTAGTGGTGGGATGTTTGATGATTTGATACCAGCAAAACCTACGCCTCAGCAAATCGAGGCTACGGCTGCTCAGTCTCTGCCTACAGAAGCTGAGCTTAAGGCTGCAGAGAAACCTGCCATTATCACCAAAGCTCCTATGCCTAGCAAGGCTAAGATTGAGGAAGCAACAAAGAAGGAACTTGAGTCTAAGATTCCTTTTGATCAGCTATATAAAAATAAAGAACTGTTCGGTGTTATTAAAGATTACATGAAAATCAATCGTAACATTGAACAAGGTGAAAAAGAAACAGACGAAGACTTTGCTAAGAAGTTTATGGCAACAATGAGAGAGGTTGAGTTCAACACTTTCCTTGGAGCACTCCCTGAACTTAATAAGATGAAGAATGCCAAACCTGAAGACAGGGAAAAAATGGCATTGGGTAGAGAACTCTACTCACAAACTAGAAGCGTATTCCAGCCCGGTGGTCAAGAAGGTTTTGGTCCTTACTATGATGCAATAAAAGCTATTGCAACAGATCCATTAACCTATGTGGGCTTAGGTACAGGTAAGCTTGGTAGTCAAGCTGTCAAAGTTACAGCGGCTAAAGAAGCTGCACAGCTTGCTGCTGGCGCTGCTCCTAAGGGTAAGATTGCTGCTATGTTGACACCAACACAAGGCAAAGTAACTACTGGTGTTGTTGGTCTTGAAGCTTCTTCAGGTGCAGGACAAAGCATTGTTAGTCAACGCTTAGAACAAGAAAAGAAAAAAGCTTTAGGTGAACAACCAGAAGACCTTAGCGCACCACAGATTATCTTAGGTGCTGTGCTAAGCGGTGGTGGTGGTTACTTAGAAGCCAGAGGTGCTGCTGCTCAGCTTGGTAAATCTGGTAAAGAACAACTTGCTGATAAGCTTAGAAAATCTAAAGAGAAAACACCAACAGATCCTAATGCTCCACCTACAAAGACAGAGACAGCTTTGTTATCTCCTGTCGATGAGAACATGGACATGCTTGCTGAAGAGTTCATGAAGCAAGAAGGTGCTAAGGTGTTAGATCAAATCTCTCCTGCTGCTGCTTTGGTAGAGCCAGCTATTCGTAGAGACTTGTCACAGAGAGCTATCCGTGTGGCAATGAACATCATTGAGAACGATCCTACATACAAGGTTAAAGCAGGACAGAAGACCAGTACAGCCATTGCTGAGGTGTTCTCTGCTATGGATCAAGGACTCATTGATGACACCTTGTTAGAGCAAGCCATTAGAAAAGAAGGACTGAGTCCTGAACAGTTTGCTCAAGCTAACAGAGTGACAGTTACACAGGCTGCTCAAATCATGCAGCAATATTCTACAGCTTCTAAAGCTTTGAATCGTCTGCGTCAAATCGATCCAGATGTTGCTAAGCAAGTGGATGCTCTGTACAGTAAGCCTGATGAATATACCTCTTCTCTTGGCTACTTAGGTGGTGCATTTAATCGAGTTGAGAGAGAAAGTAAAGCCTTGATTGTCAGTGGCATTGGAACCACTGTCCGTAACATCATGGGTTCTGGTATTGGTCTGACATTCAATTCAGCAGCTTCTGTTCTTGAAGGTGCTTTGATGACTGTCGGTAAGACACTGTCACCAGAAGCTAAGGGTGCTAGGTTTAGTACACTTAAGACAAGCATTGGTGACACCATTGAGAATGCCTTTGGTGCTTGGGGATACTTAGCTAAAAATGGTTTAGCCTCTGAAGTGACAGATGAGCTACTCAAACACAATCCCTCCATTAGAAGTAACATCCTCTCTGCTATGCAAGAGAGCGATACAGACTTGTCTAAGTTTGCTCGTGTGGTTAACTCTTTGAACGTAGCACAGGATGCTTTCTTTAGGAAGGCCATCTTTGCTAACGCAGTGGAGAAGAAGCTTAAGGGTGTAGGCTTAGACATGTATCAGCTTATTGCTGATGGTAAAGTTATTCCTGCTGACATTCTTAAAGAAGCAGCAGATGATACTTTGAAGGCTACCTTCTCTTACACACCTAAGGTGCAGAAGGGTGGCATCAAAACCCTAGAGGCTGGCGCTGAGGCAATGGGTAACTACTTTGTTAAAGCAGCAGAGTTTCCCGGTGGTAGCTTGTTTGTTACCTTCCCCCGCTTCATGACCAATGCCATTGCATTCCAATATCGTTATAGCCCATTGGGTGGTATTGCTGGTGCAGAGGACATCCTTAGAGGTTCTAAGATGTTAGCCAGTGGTGATGAGGCAGGTGCTGGCCTCATTAGAAAAGGTCAAGAGAACACAGCCAAAGGTATTGTAGGTACAGCAGCTTTGCTTGCTGCCATCGACTATCGTGAAAACAATCAAGATGTTGAATGGGGCATGTGGAAAAGAGATGATGGTACTACAGTGGATGTTCGTGGTGTTTTCCCACTTGGTCCTTTGTTGGCTATGGCTGATGTAGCAGTGAAGCATAACCGTGGACTTCCTGCAAAGACTGGTGATGCCTTTGAAGCTATCATTGGTATGAAGATGCCATCAGGCACACAGAACCAATTTATGGATCAGCTTATCTCTGCTCTCTCTTCTGAAAGAGATGTAGAGAAGTGGGCTGATAAGATGGGTAAAGTTGCTGGTGACTTCGGTGCTAGGTTTGTCTCACCATTCGTTGTCAAAGACATCTTTAACTTGGTTGATTTAGTTCGTGAGGGTGGCTCTGTTGCTAGAGATCCTAATGTAATTACAGCAGAGAAGCCAGCAGACAGAGTATTAGAAGCAGCTAAGAATAGAATTCAGGCTAAGCTTCCTGTTCTTAAAGAAGAACTACCTGAGGCTGTTCCTCGTGTAAGACAAGGACCAGTTTATAAAGAAGGTGAATTCTTTAACAACTTAGTTGGTATTCGTGTCACACCTGAGAAGACACCAGAAGAAACTGAACTGGTCTATCTTGGTATTGATCCATATAAATTGTTTGGTCAATCGTCAGGTGATAAAGAGTATGACAGAGAGTATGTAACACAAGCCAACCCTCTGGTTATTGCTGCTATTAACAGAGCAATGATGAGTCCTCGCTATCAAGCCCTGCCTGAGATTGAGCAGAAGCAAGCCATTGAGAATGTAGTTAAGAACATTCTTCCTGTGGCTAGACAACTCACTGATGCTAAGTTTATGAATGAAGATCTTGTTCGTATCTACAAGATGAAGTTTAATAAACTGCCTGAAGATACCCGTAAGATTATTAACAGTAGGTATGCTGCTGAGCATGGTGGTAAGACATTGGAAGAAACCAATGACTACATGAAAGTAACTGAGTATGCAGCTAAGATTAAAGACCTTCAGTTTGCTAAAGGTGGTGCTGTACTTGGTAAGGTGTTAACAGCAGGAGCTAAGGCTGCTGCTACAGGCACTGAGGTAATGCTTGAGAAGATTAGGAAGGTTAAGAATCCTGAAGCTCTTGTCGCTACTGAGATTAATAATGTTGTTGAAGATGCTTTGAATAAAGCTGACCTAACAACTAAAGCTATCCCAACACAACCTGCTGCTAAAGTTAAGAGCAAAGCTAGTCCTGTGGTAGCTGAGCCTAAGCCTGTTGATGCAGAGATGGAGAAGCTGGTAACAGAAGCTGAAGCTTCATTCACTCCACCACCTAAGGTGGAAGCAGAAGCATTGCCTGAGATTAAGACAGATCTTCCTATGGAGACTGCTGCTCCTATAACACCTTCTGCTCCTATGTCTCCTTACATGAAGGGCATAGCTGAGGGAGATTTAAATAAATCCAAATATGGATTTAGTAGAGACTCAGACATCACTACAGATTTTGAAGTTAGACAGAATACATTAACAGCTCTTAAGCAAATGAGAACTGATGCTTTTGATAAGCTGATTGAGATGCCTAATGTGGCAGGTAAGATTGAGGATGATGTTATTGCTGTAGCTCAAGGTGAATACAGAGCAGCCAAAGGTAAGGAAGTGGATGTTAATGATCCAAAGTCTGTAGAAGATTTTGTTTCTTTCTCTATGCCATTACAAGATAAGTTGAATAAGCTTAGAGAGAAATACAAAGACAGACCACCCAAGGTTCTCTATCACGGTACAGAATATAACGCAGGAGAGAGAGCTACTAAAGGTTTCTTTGATCCTCAAACACTTCCAGAAGATCAAGCAGGACAAAGAGAATTAAAAGTAGGAGCAACATCATTTACTTCTGATGCTCGTTTCAACTTCTCCAACTCTAGCTTTGGTGGTACAAATCCTGAGAACATTGTTCAGACATCTATCCCATATGCTGACTATGAATTTAGACGAATCAATATGTCTAGAGATCAGTATAAGAAAAAGGCAGACACTGGTGATATGAACACCATTGCAAGATCTATTACTGGATCTCCAACAGTGGCTCGTCCTTTGGGTCTTCCTAGATCTATTGGCATGCGTGAGTCTGAGGATGCTTTCACAGAAAGTGAGAAGCTAACAATCTCTAGAAACATGTACGAGACAGGTAAGAAAACGCCCTTGTTTAAACAACAAGAAGATCTCTTTGAGGCTTCTTTAGATAGACTACAAGAGCTTAAGAGAAGTTTCTTATCTCCAGAATCTTTGAAGCCTATTAAAGAAGGCGGCTTAGGTAGTGAAGAAGTACAAGCCTTGAGAGCTTATCGTCTTATTCGTAACCTAATTAGAAATGAGTTTAGAGAGACTGGTGGCAAAGCTGCTAGTGAAGCAGGGTATACACCTATCATAAGTAGTAATCAAACTACAGCTTCTAGACTTAATAGAATTGCTAGACCTTCGTTTGTAAGGAACTTTGATTTAGGTAAGTTTATACCTGATGTTATTTCCACTTTGGAAAAGGTAGGTAGCAAAGACAAAGCTGAAGCTCTAAAGGTTTTAGAGCAGCAGTTTAATACGTTGCGTAAGAGTGATGTTGATTCAAGTAGTCCTAATGCTGAGATGTCTGCTGCTGTTAAAAATGAAACTAAAGCAGTGAATAATATTAGAGACTTGGTAGGTGGAACCTACAGAGATAAAGAGAATAAGAAAAGAATCGGCTTAGCTAGAGGTGGTCTAGCCAGCCGTAGATAGTAGTGCTACAGGCATATGTGAGATAGTCTATCAAGAGAGACTTTGTAAAAGAGTTCTCCTTGGTAGACATATTTATTTCTAGACTCTTTAACTTCTGAGTCTAACACAGCAGCAGCTTCGCAATGGAACAAGGCTGTCCCATCTTTGTTAACTGAGAAGAAGTATGTAGGTAGCTCTTGTGTCAAAAGCTTCTTCTTCCTAGCAGGTACATTCAAATCTTCATAGGGAAACTCTACAGTTTTCCATGACAGTCTGACTTCTACCTCAGCATATCCCACCAACAAGTCATCTTTATACAGATGCAGATCAATCCCATACCTATCAGGATTGTCTCTAGCTTCCATACCCCAAAAAGAAGAGACATAGCTCTTAACTACATCTCTTCCAAACTTGTCGTAGGTGTCGTGGAGTTCTTTATCGAACCGCTTGGTAGCCATTGAGTCTTTCAAGATTGTCAAAGTAGCCACGGTCAAAACCTCGTTGCCACTCCTTACCTGCCACAGATGCTGGATCGTATTGATTCACAATCCATCCATGCCTGAAAGCTTTATAGCCTTGTTCAAATTGAATACGCAATGGTGCAGATCGCTCAGACTTGACTTGCATGTTATTCCCCTGTAGGTTTGTTACCTTTAATGAGTTCTCCTATCTCTTCGAACTCACCAATGTAGATACTAAGAAAAGGCAACTTGATTAGTATACCACTATATGAAAACAATTTATCACTGTCGCTGCCATCATCGATGATGTGACAGATGGTTTCATTGAACTCAATATCAAGTCCAATGCCTTGTCTAATATCTACAACTATCATGTGGCTTTCCCCCATACATCATCCCATGTACCAGTAGTAGCGCCCTTGCTATAGTCTGTTACACGTTGTTCAAAGAAATTGGTGTGGCTAACACCAAGCATACCATCTACCCAAGGCAGAGGATTCTTCTTGATTTTGTAGATGCCCTTCATCCCCATAGAGATGAGTCTGCGATCTGCAATGTATCGAATGTATTGCTTCACTTCTTCTTTCGTAAGTTTCTCGACCTCGACCATCGAAAAAGCCAGATCCACAAACTGATCCTCCAGACCCACCATTTGATCCGCAATTTCCTTAATACGCTCCGGAGTCGTTTCTTCCTGATGGTGCTTAACATACTCACGATAGACCTTAATCATACCTTCAGCATGCTGAGTCTCATCCACTATGGACCAAGCAATGATCTGACCTAGTCCTTTGAGTTTACCATTCCTTGCGAAGTTGAGCAACATAACAAAGCTAGAGAATAGCTGCATGCCCTCACCGAATGCAGAGATGGCTGCAATCTTCTCAGCCATTGGTGCTGCACTTAGATTGTTAATGTAGTCGTGCTTCTCCACCATCTCCTTATACTGGAGGAACTCATTGTAGGTAGACTCAGGTAAGCCCAAGGTTTCAATGAGGTGAGCATAGGCTGCTACATGCAGGGCTTCCCTACCTGCAAAGCCACTCATCATCATCCTTACCTCAGGCTGCTTGAACACTGGGATGTAGTGGTCATGATAACCACTGCCAATGTCCAAGTCACCCTGTACAAAGAAGCGTAAGATTTTAGTAAGAAACTCTTGTTCCTGTTTGCTCAGCTTCTTGTAGTCTTTAACATCCTCAGACATTGGTACTTCTGTATGAAGCCAATGGCTTTGCTCATGTTGCAACCAAGCATCATAAGCCCAAGGATATTTAAATGGTTTGAATGTTGTACGCTCTTGCGTGATATCTGATTTTGTCTTTACCATATTTACTCCGCAGGTTCGTAAGTTGTTTCAAAGATATCAGGCTTGCATGGGTAATGCTCACCCTTTACACCAGTAATGATCCAGTCACCGGGGCAAACAATATGACCACCCTCTAGCGTGTCAATCCAACCGTGATCGTGTCCGACATTACCGCAGTGGTCACACTTTTGTAAGGCTTGACGCAACGGGTGACGGAAGTAGCGCACCACTTTGCCTTCTCGTGCGCTGTCGCCATCGTTAGGATGGTCGCCATTCTTAAACCACTGTGTGGCCTCAATGACTACAGGTTTCTTTCTGAATTTCATATCTTATCCTTCACATGCTAAACAAGTATCACCATCTGCCACCGTCTTCAGATCTATTTCATCTTCAATACGCTGACGCTTAATCTGAGCACCAACCTTATCTGCTTTACGCACCTTCTCAGAACGAAGATAGTATAAGCTTTTCAGTCCACTCTTCCAAGCAAGGAAGTGGATGGCATGCAGATATTTAATTGATACATTGGCAGGGAAGAACAGGTTAATGCTCTGGCCTTGGTCAATGTATTGTTGTCTGTCTGCTGCTAGTTCAATGAGCCAACGCTGATCAATTTCCATAGCAGTCTTAAACACTTCCTTCACTTGGTCAGGAATGTTTAGATGCTGTACAGATCCTTCATTGCTAATGATGGATGCCCATGTGTCATCGTTGTCCATATCCAGTGCAGCAAGCTCTGCCTTCAGGAACCTATTCTTATAGACGAAAGCTCCACTAAGTGTGTCCTGCCTAAAAACATTCGCTCTGTACGGCTCGACTGAAGGGCTAGTATTACCCATAATGAGGCTGCTACTGGCATTAGGAGCAATAGCAGTATGATGACTAAACCTTCTACGAATAAGACCGTGACCAGCATCGATGCAACTACCACGCTGTTGCTCCAAGACAGCATCAGCCCGTAGACACGAAGCATGTATGTGCTTAAATATTTCATTGTTGTAACTCTTAGCCATCACTCCATCGATGGCAATACCTTTCTTCTGTAAAAAAGCATGGAAGCCTAGCGCACCAATACCAATGCTACGCTCCATCATTGCACTGTACTTAGCTCTAGCAATTGTTGTTGGTGCTCTATCAATAAAGTATTGCAACACATTGTCTAACATTTCCATAACATCCAAGATGAACTGATCGTCCTTCTTCCACTGGTCATAGTATTCCAAGTTGAGAGAAGACAAGCAGCACACTGCTGTTCGTTTATCATTTGTTGGTAAGAAGATTTCTGTACACAGATTGCTACCATTAATCTTCAAACCTTTATCCTTCAACCAAGAAGGCAAAGCTTTGTTAGCTGTGTCAATGAACACCAAGTATGGCTCACCTGTTTGCATACGCAGGTCTAGGATTTTCTGCCACAGATATTTAGCAGACACAGTGTCAACAACCATACCATTGGCAGGGTTCTTTAACTGAAAGCTGTCATCAAAGTCTGGGTCTTTCATTGCATTCTCAATGATGGTCATGAACTCATCAGTGATGTTGATGCCGTGATGCAGGTTTAGTGTGCGTACATTCTGGTCACCCGTAGGCTTACGCATCTCCAAGAACTGGATGATGTCAGGGTGATGGATGTCTAGATAGGCAGCATAGCTGCCCCGTCTCGTGCGTCCTTGACGGTAGGCCAATGAGCTAGCATCATAGATCTTAAGGTGGGGCATAACACCAGTAGACTTATCATCACCATTGCGGATACCCACATGCACACCGACACCACCACCAAACATGGATAGCCAGTTAGTTTCAGATAGGTTATCGACCAAACCTTCTGCACTATCATCCATATAGTTAAGGAAACAGCTAATAGGGAGGCCACGCTTAGAGCGACCAAAAGATAGGATAGGTGTAGAGTAGCTAAGCCAATGCTTGCTGCTGTAGTCATACAGTCGCTGAGCATGTTCTTGATTTGAAGCAAACGATTCAGAAACATATGCAAATCTTTCTTGTGGGCTAACCTCATCCTCCTTCATGTAACTCTCTCTCAATCTCTGAATACCTAGTTCATCGAACAATGCATCACGAGACAGGTCAATGTTGACCTTAAACTTTGCCATATAAATACTCCTGTTATGGTGGGAAAAAAGGGAGCCGAAGCTCCCATGAAAAGAAAGGTAGTTATACCTCAGACTACTGGCACTTGCAAAATACTACTTAGGTATTAACGGTTGTCACCGCTACCACCAATTACTTGTCTAGACCTACGGTC